CTCCGACTAATTCAGTTGGGGTGTTTTTCTTCTCGAACCATAGTTGTTATAGATTGCTTTGAGTTAGAACGTGGAGATTGGAATTATTTAGAAGATTTCTTCAGCAGTCACAGTAGATACTGGTTGGCACACAACGCAGTATTTGATCTTGGTTGGCTACAGGCACATGACATACATCTCAATGGTTTTGTTAGGTGTAGCATGATAGCCAGCAGATTACTAACTAACGGAATACCACAAACTAAGCATGGTCTTGATGCACTAGCTAANAGACAGCTAAATATGGATATATCCAAAGAACAACAGAAATCTAATTGGGGTGCTGAAACATTATCTAAAGAGCAGTTGATATACGCTGCAAAAGATATAGAAGTGTTACTAGAGTTAGATCAAGTATTAGACCAGAAACTTAGAAACGCTCAACTACACAGGGCATATACCCTGGAGTGCAGAGCTTTACCAGCTATGGCTCAAATGTGGAGAGTTGGGCTACCTTGGAATAAAGAAGAGTTAGAACAATGTCGAATTGATTATGAAGATGACATTAAAGAATTGGGTAATGAATTTATCAGAGAACTTGATAATGACTTACCACTTGGAAAAAAGCTACCTAGAAATGAAGATGGCTCGTTTAACCTTCGTGCGAAAGACCAAGGTTCAATCAGATTAGGCACTAAAAAATATGCAGGATTCAATATTAAGAGCTCTAAGCAGTTACTAGAAAAACTTGAGTTAGTTCTTGGTTATACACCAGTGAATAATGACGGTAAACCTAGTGTTGCCAAAGATGCTTTGAAAAATTGTGCTGCTGATTCTCCTACGATCCAGACACTTATGACATGGAAACGTAGAGAAAAACGTAGACAAATGATTGAAAGCATACAAGATAAGATGTCAGATGATGGATTTGTTAGAGCATCTTATATGCAACTTGGGGCAGATACAGGAAGAATGTCCAGTATTAAGCCTAATAATCAGCAGATACCAAGAGATTCAGAGTTCAGACAATGCGTACAAGCTCCCCAGGGTTGGAAGATAGTTGACGCTGACTTTTCGCAGATGGAGTTACGTCTTGCTGCTGCATTAGCGAAAGACAAGAACATGACTGCTGCATTTCAACGTGGCGAAGATTTGCATGACTATACGGCTTCACAAATGGGTTGCGATAGACAGATCGCTAAATCGGCTAACTTTGGTTTGCTGTATGGTGCTGGTGCTGAAGGTCTACGAAAATATGCTGGAAGTAGCGGTGTAATCATGTCACCAGATGAAGCTGTAGAAATTCGTGACAACTGGCTAAATACATATAGTGGTATTCGGGATTGGCAGAAAGAAATGAATTATCTTTCACGATCCACAGAAGATGATGAATGGCCTGAAACACGAGTTCCAGTATCTAATATGCGTAGATTCTTGAAAGGAGATCTCAATAGAACTACTGTTAGATGTAATACACCGATTCAGGGTGCTGGTGCTGCAATACTAAAGTGTGCATTAGGAAACTTATGGACACAAGTTAAAGAGGCTGGCGAAGATAAAGTAAGGATCGCAGCAGCCGTACACGATGAATTGATACTTCTTGTAAAAGAAGATATTGCCGAAGAGTGGGCTGAGATTCTTAAAACTACAATGGAAAAAGCCGAAGCAAAGTGGTTGGGTAATGTTCCTGCACTAGCTGAAGTATCCATTGGTGATAAATGGAGCGAGGTTCATTAATGACAGAAAAAGAGTATTGCCAAGCACTAGCCAGTTTGTCTGATAGATATTTGTTTGAAAATATGCCAAACAGAGAGTATGTAGAACAGAGAAAGGCTATTGAAACTAAGTATTTAAAAACAATTTACAAGAAATAACAATGATCGGTATTTGCAAAAATGAACACGGGTGGTATATCTCCAAGCACAATAAACAGCTTGGAGTAAAATACTACAAGACTCTTATGGAGGTTATGCCTGTTGCCTATGCAGAAGAATATTCGAGTAGATCTGATGAAGGATCTATACAAAGAGATTCCGAAGGCCACTACCAAAGATCTGGCTAGTATCATTGATTTTTTAAAAAGAGCTAGAGAAGTTCGTACAGGAAAGACTAAAAAACGCAGAGATGCTAGAAAAAAGTATGTGGAAAAGCAACTTGAGAAAGCCGATTTTCCTTTTTGGTGGTAGAGTAGTACAAGAACAACATTGTAAATGGCTCTCAAACACGGAAACAAAAGTTATTATCAAGTGCTAATCGACCCAAACAGAGCAGAGCTTATAGAAAAAGCTGCTGACAAAGAGGGTATGCGTGGTACTGCATGGGTTAGAAAAGTAGCTTATGAGGCTTTACAACGTGAATTTCCTAGTTCAGAATATAAAATTGCGGAAGCCAAAGATGAGTTGATGTGGAGAGAGTCTGTGCAAAGACGAATCGAAGGAAGAAAGCAGAAAAACTAAATTAATTAAAATGAAAAGAATATCTTGGGTCGCTTGTCCTAAGTGTCAGGAATATACTGACCAAAAAGTAAGAAGGTCTGATCGAAACTCAAAACACGTTATTGTTCGTAGAAGGCAGTGTTTTAAATGTAAGCATATTTGGCACACGATCCAGTATCCAGAAATGATAGTAGATGATATGAAGGCTCGTTATATATTGTGTGAATGACCTATATTAAAAAACTTCTTTAAAATTGCTCTTGCTGTTTTAGGGTACTTTATTTTTTCTTTTCTTATTTCTTTTACTACACGATCAGCTTCTAACTCTATAAGTCTATTCAGTAACGAAGCCATAAAAATATCTTGGTCAAATTTTTTCCTGACCATGTGAGTACAATATCTTTTTACACTATCTAAGTTGTTACTCTTCATAATTTCTCTACACTGCATTTCAATCTCTAGTTCCAACTCTGGTGGTGCTGGCTCTATATCAATGTTGAGAAATTTAGTAACTTTCATATCATTGAAGAGAGGTGGTAGAACCAGGAAACATTCTGGCTTCTATAAAAGCTACTGCTTGATCGTCTATTGTATTGTCCGTTTGTTTAGCTATAGCCTTTAACAGATCCATTATTAACCGCTTCATTGCTTTAGATTTGATAAATACAAGGAGAATAGGTTTTAGAATTTTTACCATCTTTTTTATGTGTTACTATCCAAACATAGCAATAAACTACGGAGTTGCATATATCCAGCCAGTCACTATGTACTTAGGAACTTTTGTTGTATAGCCACGATGAACATAAGTCCAAGTTGCAGGGAAAAATAGTAAGCTCCCGACTTTAGGTTGTATTCTTGTACCATCAACAAATTCTGTCCAGCCACCATCTTCTTCTTTTATTGTATTCATATACCAAATGTAAGTATAAATCCTAGACCATCCTTCATGTAAACACCAATCGTGATGCCAATTATAGAAGCCATTAGGTTCATACTTTTGTACTTTATATCCTGTATCTTTTACTCGGTATCCATCAGAAGGATGTAAGTTCCATTTTCCTTTGGAAGTCTTTTGTAGATGAATTTCATATTCGTATAATCCTTTACCCAAGGCTTTATATAAAACCTCATCTTCTTCTCTCCATGAAATGTTGTATGTAATAGTAGCGTCTATCGTTACTTTTAAATTTTTATCAACTCTAGGGTTGTTTTGATCCACTTCCCCTGGTTTTCTGTAAGGATCAGTTTCAAATTTATCTATTACACTTTTACAAAATTGTTCTGTTAACGAATTTTCTTTAACCCAGATAAGTTCTTTAAACACCTAGTTTGCCAAGTATTAGTAATTTAATTATATTTATATTATATCAGGGTTATTATGGCTGAAGAAAAGGAAGAAAAGGAAGGCATCGAATGGGGTGAAATCTTTGGTCACGCTATCAGATTTCTGATTTTGACCTGGAGTTTATCAATGATGACTCTTGGATACATGGGTAAGGTAAGGATTGATGGAGCGTTCACGGCTGGACTCGTCAGTGGGGTGCTCGGAAGCTATGGAATTTCAGTAGGAAACAAGAAAAGTGGCACAGGTAACAACAATGGTCCTAAGATAGTAGATAATAGTAAAAACAAAGTAGGAATCAAATGAAAAGACTACTACCATTTATCTTCCTTGTGTCCGCACCAGCTTATGCGGACATGAATCATTCCATATCATCCAGTGTAAAATTTGAGTCTCTTTCAGCAGCTAGTACGGCTGATAAAATTGGCTCGTCATATAGCATAAGCGGTAACAATGTGACTACTGTCGATTCAAATTCAGCAGCTACATTAGGCGGTTTCGGATCTGCTACTAATGGTGTACCAAGTATTTCATTTCCCTCTGCCACGCAAGCAACCTCAGGGGAAGCCTTCAGTTTTGCACAATCCTATGTGGAAGGTGATGCTACACCAGGTAGTGCAGTTACAGTAGGCACTGTGCCAAACTTCAGTGACTTAACATCTACAAGTGCTGGTAGTGTAGGAACAGCAGCAGTAGCCATAGATAATCACACTATTACGATGACACCAGGAACGGGAACAGGTATCGTAATGACAGGTCAGTTTGTCGTTGATCTCACTATCGAATGAGGAGGCTTCTTCTTCTTGGCTTTGTTATATCTGCTCCTTGTTACGC